AAAGAACTGGTAAGGTACGAGCAATAGTGTTGAAATCCCGCCAACAAGGCCTATCAACATACATTGGAGCACGATACTTTCATCAAACAACACACCGAATGGGAACAAGAAGTTTCATATTAACTCACCACAATGATGCAACCAATAACCTATTTGAAATGACTAAAAGATATTATGAAAACTTACCTTATCTAGTCAAACCAACTATACAGAAGAACAATGCCAGAGAACTGTCATTCGATAAGTTAGATAGTGGTTATAAGATTGCCACAGCAGGAATGAGAAGTATTGGTAGAGGAACAACCATACATTTATTTCATGGATCAGAAACAGCCTATTATCAAAATGAAGATGAGATTATGGCAGGAGCATTTCAAGCAGTTCCGGATTCGCCTAATACAGAAATAATATTGGAATCAACTTCAGCAGGCCCAAGAGGAATGTTCTATAAGATATGGCAAGATGCAGTAGCAGGAAGTAATGAATACTTACCCATATTCAGCCCATGGTTTTGGACAAAGGAATACACCAAAGAACTGCCAGAACATTTTGAACTAACCAACTATGAACATGAACTAAAGAACACCTTTAAGATAAGTGATGAACAAATATTCTGGAGAAGAAATAAGATAAGCACTCTACTTAGAGGTGAAAATCAATTCAAGAGGGAATACCCAAACTCAGCCATTGAGGCATTTGAAGCACCCAATGAAAATGCGGTATGGATGCAGGAATGGATACACAGCATACCCAAAGAAAGCATACCACCACTAAAGAGAAAAGTAGTGGCAATAGACCCTGCTGGTAGTAAGAAGAAACACTCAGATAAAACCGGCATAATAGTGGCTGGATTAGGATATGATGATAAAGTCTATATACTAAAAGATGCAACAGACAAATATGCACCTGCTGAATGGGCAACAAGAAGTATTCAACTATATAATCAATACAATGCTGATCTTATTTTGGCAGAAAGAAACTACGGGGGCGATTTAGTTCAATATACATTAAGAAGTATAGATAAAAATATTGCCTATAAAGATGTTTGGGCAAGACAAAGTGGCCATTTAAGAAGTGAACCTGTAGCACATTGCTATAAAAGAGGCGAAGTATATCACACAAAAGGACTAGACATACTTGAAAAGAGTATGATAACTTGGGATGCATATAACGGAGAACATCAACCAGACGAAATATCAGCATTGGTATATGCCATCACAGAACTTAAAAAATTAGCATCTCCTCCATTACAAGAAGTATATATATGATAAAACTATAAATACAATATAAAACCATAAAGGATTATCCATGGGAATACTTGATTATTTAGGATTTAACAAACCAGATGAAAAAAGAGCATTAAGCAACTTTGGTAGTATAACCACAGCAGCTCAACTGGCAGAAGCATTGGAGTTAAATTCAAGTGATATTGATACAGCAGATTATAAAAAGAATTTAGAACAAGGCTACATAGTTAACTCATATGTAGCAGCCTGCATCAATAAAAAAACCACAGCAGCTAAAGAACCAGTATGGGAGTTATGGGTTAAGGATAGACATATAACTAAAAAACCACCTGTCACTAGTCCATATCATAGTTTATGGAATATATTATTTGAAAAACACTTCTACACTGGTTGTTATTGGGATGACATAGTAGAACAATCCATAATATATAATGATTTAGCAGGTGAATACTTCTTATATTGTCCAGATGCAGCCGCAGCAAAAAGAGGCAATGGCTATCTAACTTATTTAGAACCTAATGAAGTTGAAATAAAACCCAGCCTATATGAAATTAAAAAACCCAACAAACCAGTAAAAACAATATCAAAAGAAATAAAGGTAGGTGAAATAACATTTGAACCTGTCCTACATAAATTCAATTGGGCTGCTGGCAGTAATAGAGGAATAAGCAGATTAAGTTCAGCATGGGCAAGTGTAAAGATAACCAACTCAGGAAGTAAATGGAACTACAACCTATTAAAGAACGGAGCAAGACCCAGCTTCCTTATGATGTTTGATGGAACTGGTTTAGATATGACTGCTGAAAAGTATGCTAAAATTAAAAACTCAGTGGGAACATTCTCTGGTAGTGATAATACAGGTAAAGCATTGGTTATGCAGGCAGGACCAAACACCAAAGTAGTTGAACTTGGATTAAACTCAAAAGATATGGATTTTAGCATGTTGGAAGAAATATCCGCTAAAAGAATAGCACTTGCTTTAGGTGTGCCGCCAGTATTATTAGGATTTAAAGGTGACAGCACATACTCCAACATAGATACAGCATATGAAACACTCTACACTCAAACAGTTATGCCTGAATTAGAAGCATTTAGAACACAGGTTGAAGGATGGTTTAGAACATTATGGCCAGATATTAGCTTAAAAATAAACTATGATAATGTTATGGCACTTAATGCAGTTAGAAATAAAGAACTGGATTATAAGCTTAAAATGGCTAACTTCCTAACCAGAAATGAGATGAGAGAACTGTTAGGCTATGAACCAGAAGAAGATAATATAAATAATACAAATAATGAAACAACTAATGAAACAACCTCAGAAGATTCTGGCGATATAATGGAAGATAATGGTAATGAAAACGACCCTTCAACAACGGGAACAGAAAATGACTAAAGAAATTATATATTCATATAGACCAGAAACCATTAGAGCCTTTGAAGAAGATGACAGATGGGTGTTGGAAGGTTATGCCTCCGTATTTAATGTGGTTGATTCATATGGAACTAGAACTATTAAAGGCAGTTTTAAGAAAAGCCTAAAAGAAAGTATGCCAATACCAATGCTTTGGAATCACAATCCAGATGAAGTTATTGGTCAATGGGAATCTGGTTATGAAGATGCTAAAGGATTATTCGTTAAAGGATACCTTAATAAAGATATTGCCAGAGCAGCTGAAGTATACAGTAACTACAAGAAAAAAATATTAAAAGGCTTGAGCATTGGTGCTCGTCTAATAAAAGGTGAAGATTCAGAAGATGGTATTTATGATCTAAAAGAACTTGCCTTAATGGAAATAAGTCCAGTAACATTCGCCGCTAACCCAGAAGCAATGGTTGAAATGGTTAGAAGTGCTGAAAATTATCACAAACTAAATAGTGAAAATGAAGAAATCCTAATAAATAAGATAGTTGAACTTGGAATAAAAGAACTAAATAAATACGATAGTGAAGAAGAATTGTTAGATGAACTAAATGATATTCTTCAAATGTCACTCGTTCAATCAAATGTTATTAGTAGAGAAGATGCAACCAACATACTTCTAGACCAAATAGCAGGATTATTGGAAACAGGTGGTGCTGAACAAGAATCCAGTATTGAAAGAGCCGACGAGATTAATTCTCCACATCAAGAGCCGGATAACCACTCTGATGATTTAGAAAATATATTAACCCTTCTAAAGGAGAAAACAAATGAGCGACAAACTAAACGAGATTAAGGAAAGTCTTAATACTCTTAATCGTGCCAATGTTGAAAGACTTGACACATTAGAAAAAACAGTAAAAGATGCTGATGTACTTTTATCTGAAAAAAACAGCAAGTTAGAAAAAACAGTTATTGAACTACAAAATCAAGTAGACAAATTCAATGCTGCTCTAACTGTATCCAGCAATGGTTATGAAACCCGTGCTGAAGAAATATTAGAAACTGATTATAAAGCAGTTCTAAACAGCAAACTATTAAGAGGTGTTGCTAAATATGATCTTTCTGATTCTGAAAGAAAAGTAGTTGATGAATACAACAATATTCATCGTGCCGTTGCTGTGGGTGATACCAACAACAATACTGGTGGATATTTAGTACCAACTGATAATCCTACAGGTATTATCGCACAGGTTCGTGCTATGACACCTTGGATGGAACTAGTTGAAACTGGTGAAACAACTGCTAGAGATCCAATCAGAATCGTTCAAACAAGCAACTTTAGTGTTACCAGAGCTGTTGAAACTTCTGCTGCTACTAATACTTCAACTGGTACACACGAAGAAGTTCGTGGTCTAATGGGCAACTATGAAGCTGAACCCTGGGTTACAGAAGATATGTTAGCTGATGTTAGCTTCGACCTAGTTGGATTTATTAATGGCAACATTAGTGAAACTATTTCATTCGCCCTATCAGAAGACTTCCTAAACGGTGCCGCAATTGGTGCTGGTGTTAGAGGTCTATTAGCTGATGCTGCTCTATCTTCAGTATCAACTTGGGATAGAATTGGTGAAGTAGCTGCTACTCAACCAGTCTCTGCTATCGCTACTGGTGGATTAGGATTTGGTCTAGACGATGTTTATACAGCAATGTATGCCATTGATTTAAGATACAGATTTAATCCAGCAGAACTAACTATTGGTGGAAGCAACAAAACAATCCAAACACTATTAAAAATGAAAGACAATGATGGCCAATACCTATACAAACCATCTGTAAATGTAGGTGACCCTGCATCTTTCAATGGTGTTCGTGTAGTTGAATTCCCTAACATGACATCATTTACCGCTGCTGGTAACCCTGTTGCTCTAATAGGTAACTTCCGTCAGGCATATGCCCTATTAAATCAACCAGCTGGAACTAAAACAGTAGTTGATGTTATAACCAATAAAGCATACACCAAATATTACTACAAACAACGAAATGCTGGCTTCTACAAAGACTTAAGAGCTTTGAGAGTTCTAACAGCAAAATAATCCCTAATAAAATAGGAACAGAGAAAGGGGCAGAAATGCCCCTAACTCATATATACTATATCAAAATATAAATAAATAATAGCAATGCCGGAGTCCCATCAACAACCAACAGAAGATAAGACTGCTCACAACCGGCAGAAAAGGATATAGAAATGAGAATAGTAAGAAGTTCCGCACCAGTAAGTCAAATACTCACACTAACCAATGTAAAAAACTATCTAAATATAAACTATGAAGATAGTGATGCAGTATTAAAACTACTCATCAACCAAGCAACCGAAGTAGTTGAACGACAAATTGGCCTATTATTGAGAGAAGCATCTTACTGCCAGTTCTGGGACTACAATGAAATATCAAATGTATTTCAACTAATCTATAGACCAGCAAGTTCCATATCATATGTTAGAACATTTAATACAGCCAATGAAAATACCACTGTAGATAGTTCAACATATTATTTAGAAACAGAAGGCAACAGAGTATATTTTGATGTAATGCCAAGTGAAAACTACAGACCAATAGACAGCTTAAAGATTAAATATGTAGTAAGTCCAGACGGGGATTATCTCCCCGCAGATTTAATTATGGCAACATATGATCTAATAGCCTATTATTTTGATAACAGAGGTAATCCAGATAAAACTATTCCTCAATCAATCATCAATACTATCAATAGTCATAAATGTGGATTAGAAGCAATAGGCGGACCTAATAGTGATTGGGGCTTTAATATTGGTAATAGATATTATTTAAATGTGGATAAAAACTGATGTATAGACCAAGTAGAAGCAGAGAACTGCCATTTATCATACAATCTAAAACTGTTACAGTAGATGGTGCTGGTGATCCCTTAACCACATGGACTGATGGAACTAAAATATGGTGCAGTGTTAAACCACTAAATGACAGAGAAGTATTAGCATTGGGTGGACAACTTAATGAATATTGGTTTGAATTAACTACCAAATATATTAACAACCTAACACATATAGATAGATTAAGAACTACTAATGCCACACCAACTTATTATTCCATTGAGAGTATTAAAGATCCTATAGGCGACAGAATGATGCTTAAACTAAAAGTTAAAATCTCTTCACCAAATGAGTTAGCAGCCACATGACAGTAGTAAAAGACACAGTAACTCCCACATTAGAAAACTTATCCTCCAATATAGATAGGGCTGTTGATAAAGCATATGGTAAATGGACCTTAATGGTTGTTAAAAAAATGAAAGACAGAGTACCAATAAACACAGGTGCATTAAGAGACACCATTAGAGGTTATAAAGACGGTGGCAAATGGACTATTGAAGTTGGTAATGAACGAATAGATTATGCTCCATATATTGAATATGGCACACGATTTCAAAGAGCCCAACCATTTTTCAACAACACCATAAATGAAATGGAACCTCTTCTAATAAATATGATACAAACAGAAATAGGTAAACTACTATGAGTGAAAGAAATCAATTAAGAACAGCCACAAGAACAGCAGTATTAAGTGCTGTATCTAACCTAAACTCATTTGTATCAACGGTTGACAATGAACAAAGTTATCCATTCGCAAGTTGGGGAACTATTGAACAAAGACCCTTATTTGATGATAAAACATATGATGTAAATGTGTATGATGTTCAAATAGATATATGGGATAGAACTAGAACACCTGCTTCTGTTGAAACTATATTGGATCAAATAAAAACCAAACTACATCGACAAACAATTGAAGTAAGTGGCAACTCATTTACCTATTATCAAACAAACTCATTCTACATATATGATGCTGACCCCACCATAATACACGGAATATATAGAGTTAGAGTTGAAAGTGGTCACCCATTATAAAATCTAATATAAATACTAAAATAAATACTAATATAAATAAATAAGGGATATAACATAACAACCCCTTTATGGAGACTAAAATGGCAATTGCTAAAGGTAATGACTTTCTATTTAAAACAGGCACAAGTGCTGGTGCTTCAGCCGCTGCTTTCAACACAATCGCAGCTTTAACCGCTTCTGAAACAAACTTCAGTAGAGCACTTATTGATGTAACCAACAAAGATAATGCTGGTTGGGTATCTAACATTGATAGTCAAAGAAGTATTACATTCACTGGTGGCGGTATTTATAACCCAGCAGTAAGTGCTCAGAATGTATTATTTGATATGTTTGAATCACCCACACCTTGGAATGGTGCAGTGGTAACACTATCAGGTTTTTCAGTTAGTGGAGCATGGCAGCTTTCAGAACTAGTTCACACTGGTAATGTTAATGAAAGACACGACTTTACATTCACACTACAATCAGATGGTGTGATGACTGTTACTAAAACTGTCTAATAATAAAATAAACTAAAACCATAAAGGATATAAGATATGAATACACAACCAAACAAGTTTAGAGGCGAGTACCAATTTGAGTTAGGTGGTCGCCTCATTCCTTTAAGAGCCTCATATGACAATGTGGCAAGAGCAGAAACTGCTATTAAAAAATCAGTTGAAGCAATGACTATCAATGCTCAATTAATGAATATCCCCCTATCAGATGTTACTAAATGTATTTGGGCATTAAGCCATAATAAAGGCAGTTCACCCTACACAGAAGCAACCATTGGTGATTGGATACTTGATGGTGGTCAAGAAACTAAAATAAAAGCATATTCAGTTGCCATATCATTAATGAGTGGTATTGATCCAGATAGTATTAGTGATGAACCTGATGAATCAGAAAAACAACTTAAAGAAGAAATAAAAGAATATGTTGAGGAAGCTCATAAAGAGAATCCAGAAAAAAAAAGCAAAACACGATCGAAGCCTGTTACTACCAAGCAATAACCGGTCTCCAAATAAGTCCAAATGAGTTCTGGGAAATGAGTGTGGCGGAATGGAGAAGTTTAACTCGTTCCGCCTTCATTAATAAAGAACACAAGTCAGAACCAGACACTATCACCAATTCCACTATAAATAAGGGTAAAGGCTTCCAAATAACTGAAAAGAAGCGAAATGAATTATTGGATCTAATCAATAGAGACAATTTGAAAAGGAAGAAATAATGGCTTTATCTGCAATAGGAGCAACTCAATTCATAGTTGAACTTCAAGCTAAAACACAAGAATTTCAAAAATCAGTTAAAGCCGCTAATGATAATATGGCTAAATTTAAAAAGAATGCAGATGAAGCCGGAAAATCAACAAATAGATTTAGTGCCGTATTAACAAGGGTAGTAGGTCCATTAAAAATATTCACTGCTGGTATAGCCGCATTATCTGGTGGTTTAATAGCCCTAACTATTAAATCAGCAAATATGGCAGAAAATCTCCAAGATATGGCTAACCAAGCAAATACTACTGCTGAAAAACTACAAGTAATGAGATTTGCATTAGACCAAAATGGTAGTTCAGCAGATGATGCAGATAAGGCACTAGCAAAATTAAACAACCAAATTTCTATAGCCATATTAGAAGGCGGCACACTCGCAGAAGCATTTAATAGAATTGGGGTAAGTGTTAGAAATTCAGATGGTAGTATAAGAGATTCTGCAGATGTATTAACCGATATAGCAAGAGCATTTGAAAATACTGTTGATCCAAGTGAGCGAGCGGCATTAGCAACTAAAATATTTGGTGATGATTTAGCAAACAGACTATTACCGCTATTAAATCAAGGTGGTGATTCAATTGGTGATTATGAAGATAGATTAAGAAGTATGAATGGTGTTATGAGTAATGACACTGTTAGAGCAGCCTCAGATGCTTCTGCTAAATTAAGAGCAATGTGGAATATAGTTCAAAATCAACTAGTTGGAGCATTAGCAAAATTAGCACCACAAATATTATCATTTACTCAGAAACTTATTAGATCATTACCAGTCATAGCTCAATGGGTTCAAAGTATTGGAGAATTGTTTGGATTAATACAAGCACCAATAGGATTAAGATTAGCAAGAAATGATAAAAGCCTAACAGATGCAACCAGAGAAGCTGCTGAAGCCGCTGAAGCACTTATGGAGGCTAAAAGAGTTCAAGAAGAAGCCGCCAAATTAGGAACATTAGGTAGATTAGGATTAGGTCCTGGTGGATTAGGACAAATAGCTTCCAACGAAGAAAAAGCAAAACAACGAATAGAAGAAACAACAGCCGCCGTCTCAAAATTAAGGGCAGAAAGAGAAGCACTTTTAGCTGAAGAAGCCGAGTATGCTGCAGAACAACAAAAATTAAAAGAATTAGCAGATAAACTTAACAAACCAATTGAATTCCCAGATGATGATACTCCAGCATTTGTTCCATTATCAACTGAAAGTAGTTTTGGAGGAGCAGAAAAAACTGATGAAGAAAAATATTTAGAACGAATAGCCAATGCTAGACAATCTTATACTGAATCATTGAGAACAGAAATAGCCAACTATGGTGAATTGAATGAAGCAATAGGATTATATAATACTGCAATAGAGGATAATGTTGTAAGTATTGAAACATTAAGAGAAGTCACCAATGCTGGATTTGAGGCAGGTACCGCAGAATTTGATCTAATGGTTCAAAAGACAGAAGCAATTAATAGACAAAAAGAAGCTATTGAGGAACTAATAAGAAAACAAGAAGAAGCAACCAATGTAGGTTTACAATTCGCCGAAGGTATGAGAAGTCAAATGCTCACCCTTAATGAAGCAGCTAACCAAGCAGGTGGTCGATTTGGACAATTCTTTAATGATATTATAGATGGTGCTGTTAGAGGTGAACTTAACTTTAAACAAATGGCATTAAGTATTATACAAGATTTAACTGCTATGATATTGAAAGCAATGTTATGGAAAGCATTAGGTCCAATATTTGGTGGTGATGGCGGAGGTGGCATATTAGGCGGCTTATTTGGTGGTCTATTAGAATCAGCCAACGGTAATGCTTTTGGTGCGGCTAATAATGTTATACCATTCGCTAATGGTGGTATAGTTGGTTCTCCAACATTCTTCCCAATGAATGGAACAAAAACAGGACTTATGGGTGAAGCAGGTCCAGAAGCAATAATGCCACTTAAGAGAGGTACAGATGGTAAACTTGGTGTGGCTGCTGATGGAAGTGGCGGTGGAGTAACCAACATATTTAATACAACCATTAATCCAGGACCAAACCAATCACCAGCAGATGCAAGAGCATTTGCCGAAGAGTTTAATAGAACTGTTGACCAAAGAATAGCCTACACTATGAACAAACAAGCAACAAGAGGAAGAAGTTCCGCAACTCCACAAAGAAGAGTAACGGTATAAGGAGATATAAAGATGGCAACCTTACCATATCAAAGCAGCTTAAGTTGGGCAATAACTGAAACCCACACAGAAAACCTATTTGAAATGAAAACAGGCAGTTACACCATGGAAGTAACATATGGTATTAATCCATTAGATACTGATTATAATGTGGTATGGAATCTTCCAGCAAGCAGTAAAACAGCTTTAGTAAGTGCCTATAGAAGTAATCCAGTAGCAATATATGATTTTACTCCGCCTAATGAAAGTACAATAAAAGTGCGAATAAGTAATCTAACAGTTGATCCTATTAGAATAAATGGCAACTATCATAGAGTAACTGGTACACTTAAAAGAAGATATGAATAAAGGATATAAGATATGACGGTAGCACAAACAGCCAACAACTTAAGAATAAATGGATTATGCGAGTTTTTAGAACTAGACCTAACTCCATATGGTGCTGGCTTCTATAGAGTAATAAACTCAATAGACAATAACTTTGATACAATAGTAAGCTTCCTTGGTGTTGATTGGGTAAGTCTTCCATTTGTTAGTGAAGGATTTGAATATGACGGAACAGGCGGAACACCTCAACCAACCCTAACAATACCAGACTTTGATGGAACCCTATTAGCAGCCACACAACAATATGACAACTTATTAGGAACAACTATAAGACGATATCTTACCACTAAAGATAATATAGCCAGTGGAAGTTACTTTGGTCCTGAAGTATGGCTTATAAATCAAAAAGAAGAAGCAGACGGATTTAAAATACGATTTAATTTAGCAACCAAGTTTACTCAAAGAAATAAGTTTATTCCAGGACAAATAATGACCAGAGATCGCTTCCCCGCACTTGGTCTAAATAAATGGAGGTAAGACACAGTATTTGACTTTTATCATAAATAAATACTTAAAATATAGGGGCAGAAATGCCCCATACTTTTATTAGGAATATAATGAGCCTCTACAAAAAGAAGATAAGTGGAATATATTCATTAGAATGGGATGATAAAATCTACATTGGAAGTTCTATTAATATAATGAATAGATGGCATAGTCACATAGTAAACCCATCTACCAATGCTGACTTAACCGCAGCAATAAATATGGAACTACCTACCTTTAAAATACTTATGATATTTGATAAAAAACCTGATAGAAAACAACTACTTAAAGAAGAACAATTCTATATCAATAAATACATTAATACCAACAGAATACTCCTAAATAAAAGACATAAGGTGATAAAAGATGAAAAGCCTAATAAAGCCACGAGAAGTAGTAAATCCTAAAGTAATAGAAAAAGCCTATGAACATGCCACTCAGGAATATCCTAAAGAAGCAGTGGGATTAGTTTATGGCGGGCGGTATGTGAAGGCCGTCAACATACATGAAGAACCTGAAAAAAGTTGGAGAATAGATCCAAAAACTATTAAATGGGATAAACTAACAGCCATAATACATAATCATCCAGAAGGTGATTTATGGCCTACAAGAGCAGACATGGATAGTCATTTAAGAGTGGGTGTGCCATATGGTATATTTAAAAGTCATAAATCAGCACATGAAGTAAGTCACAGCATATTGGTTTGGTTAGACAGCAAGTATCATGATTATGAATATGAAGGAAGACCATTCATAAATGGCATTACAGATTGTTATTCACTAATAAGAGATTTCTATTACAGAGAAATGAATATTGATATGGGAGATTATCCTCGTGATGTTGATTGGTTTGATCCATCTTATCCAGAACGATTAAACTTGTATGAGGACAACTTCGCCAAAGAAGGTTTTAAACCAATAAAGGTAGAAGACTTACAAAGAGGCGATGTGTTGTTGATGCGAATGTATTGGGGTAAAGTACAAAATGAACCACCAGTTAATCATGGAGCAATATATTTAGGTGATGATAAACTACTACATCATCTACCAGGACGATTAAGCAGTATAGATAGTGCCAGTAAATGGATAAACAGATATCTGTATAAAGCCATTCGAATAAATAAGAAAAGCAAGAAGATAAAGTGGATAAATCCAGAATGATGTTAGAGACAAATAATACTCCTATAAGGATAGAAAACAGATTAAGAAAAATACATCTTCATGGTGAACTTAAAAATCATCTACCAAATGGATTCTTTGAATGTGTGTGGAGTCATCCTCGAGAAGCAGCAAGTGCCATTGAAAGTAACTTCCCCGGATTTAGAAAACTGTTAAAAGATAAAAAGGTTGAAGTTTGGTATTCAAATAAAGATGGTAAAAATATTCCACTAAATGAAGAACAACTCCTACTTAAAATAGGCGGTGACGAACTACACATTGCTCCAGTTCCAGAAGGTAGTGGACGATATGGTAAAGTTATTTTAGGTGTGGCATTATTCGCCGTTGGTCTGGGTGCTGCCGCTTTAGCTGGTGGAGGATTGGTTGCTGGATTAGGTGCTGCCGCCCCAGGCTTTTTAGGAAGCAGTCTAGGACTTACTGCTGGTAATCTAGTTCTAGCTGGTGGACTTATGATATTAAATGGCTTGCTTGCTCCACAAGTTCCTAAAGGTGATTTTAGTAAGAATGAAGAAGAAAGAAAACCATCAGCCATATATAGAGGACCACTAAATACACAAGAACAAGGAACTGCCTTCCCACTAGTATTTGGATTTGGAGTTATCAGTGGCGGTGCTGTTATTCATGCTGATCTACAAATAGGTAAAGTTCCTGTTGCATAAGGATAAAGGACATTATGACAAAAAGAATTGATTATGAAAATGGTGATTATTTAGAACTTCCAGAAGGATTTGATTTAGCAGGTAGTGGTGGTTGTTTCGCCGGCAATACTCCTGTTCTTACTCCGTCTGGTTGGACTAAAATAAGAGATATTAAACCTGGAGACATAGTATTAACTTATCCTGAATATGAAACAGATGGTCAGTTGGTTCCCAATAAAGTAATCAATACATGGCGACATGATCCTATCACAACCAAATATCCCTTAATAAAAATAGCACATGAAGGTGGATTTATAGTTGTTACCACCAATCACTGGATACTAAACAGATATGGTGATTATGTGGAGGCAGGCACTATAACTGCTGGTGAATATTTGGTATTAGATAATAGCAAGTTAAGCAGAGTAATAGCAGTTTATCCAGCAGAAAGTCAATGGACCTACAATCTTGAAGTTGACAATAATCCCACATTTATTGCCGCAAGAATAAGAGTACACAATGGAGGTGGTGGTAAAGGTGGAAGTAGTAGACAGCCAGTAGAAAGTCCAGATGATTTAAGAAGTATTGCCACAGCAAGAATACTTATTGCCTATAGTCATGGTGAAACAACTGGCTTAACCAACTCAGCCAAATCCATATTCTTTGATAAAACACCACTTATGAATGCTTCTGGTGATCTTAACTTTGATGGTGTTACTTGGAATCAGAGATTTGGATTAAGTGCTCAACCAGGTATTTCAGGATTTGTTAAAGCAATAACTACCACCAACATCAATACTCAAATAACCAAAACAGGCGGACCAGTAGTTAGAAGTGTTACCAGTTCAGATATAGATGATGTTAGAGTGGTTATTAGATTACCAGCCCTACTAACAGTTAATAGTAGTAATGGTGATCAAACAGGTGGTGAAGTAAGCCTAACATTTGAAGTTAAAGATCCAGCTGGTACATGGGAAAACAGAGGAACTGAAGTAATTAAGGGTAAAACCAGAGGTGATTACCAAATACAGAGATTGGTTAGAGGACCGGATACTCAGACTGGTGTGTGGGATGTTAGAGTTACAAGAAATACAGATGATAGTACTAGCACCTATATTCAAAATGATACTTTCTGGGATCAAATGGTTGAAATACAGGATGGTAATCAACAGTATCCAAGAACAGCATTAGTTGGAATAACAGTTGATACAGAACTGTTTGGTGACAGAATACCTCGTGTTGCTCTTGAAATGGATGGTATTAAAGTTAGAGTACCAACCAATAGAACTGAAGCAAGAACAATTGCAACCTATAGTGCAACATGGAACGGAACATTCAAATGGGAAACAACAGATAACCCTGCTTGGATAGCTTATCACCTAATCAGAGATGAAGAAATAGGTATGGGATTGGGTGAAGATGATGTTGACAAGTTTTCATTCTATGATGTTGGTAGATATTGTGATGAACAAATACCTAATGGTGATGGTGGAACAAGAAAGAGATATACCATCAATACTCAAATAACCGGTAGTGAAGATGCTTTCAGTCTTATTCAAACTATTTTAAGCACAGTTAGAGGATTAGGTTATTTTGGAGCAGGCGATCTTATCATTGCTCAAGATAGTCCAAAAGAACCCGGCTTTACTTTCAATAATGAGAATGTGGAAAACGGCATATTTAGATATAGTAGTGCTCAACTTAAAGACATAATCACTGTGGCCAATGTGGAGTTTACTAATAAGGACAACTTCTATGAAACAGAAATAGCCACATATCCTCGACAAAGCAAATGGAGCACAGATCCTGGCATTTTAAGATATGGTAGAAATGAGTGGAGTGGTGTTAAGTTTGGATGTAACAACTATCAAGAAGCAGAAATGTTTGCCAAATGGATAGTTGATAGTAGCCAAAATGAAAGTGAAATGGTAAACTTCACTGCTGGTCTAGATGCTTCTCTAATGCGACCAGGTGACATATTTGAAGTATATGATAGTAAGTATGCAGGAAGTAGACAGGGTGGTCGTATAGTAAGTGCTGCCTCCAACTGGATAAGATTAGATGCTCCAGTGGTTATGAGTGCTGCTCAAAACTATTACCTTGTATATGCCAGTTCAGACGGATTTAGTTTAGAGACAGCCAAAATAAGAACAAGTGCTGGTAGTAGCATTATAGTAAGTGCGGCTAGTGCCTTCCCAACTACTCCCACAAAAGGTTGGTTATATAATGTTAAGGGTGATGATATTAATCCTCGACCATTTAGATGTATCAGCATGGCACAACAAGATGGTTTTAAATGGGATATAACTGGTGTATTTTATGATAGTACCAAATTTGGTAGAGTTGAGTTTGGTGTAAGTGCCACTCCAGCTGAATTCACAAGATTGGATTTTGCTCCACCAAGTGCTCCAAGTAACTTCAACTTTAATGTTGTAGAAACAGCCACTGAATATGGCGGAACTAGATTAGATTTAGATGTTAGCTGGACTAGAGTTGATGGAACTAAAATAACTTATATTCCTTACTGGAGATATGAGGATGGTGGTTATCAAAAACAAGAAGCAGTAGCAACACCCTTATTCACTATTAGGGATATAAAACCAGGCAATTATGATGTGTTAGTATATGCCCGCAACATACAGGGACAGCAGTCTGTAGCTGGAGGCGGCGGTTTCTTATTTACCCCAACTTCTGGTAATGGAACTGCTTTCCCTCCAGAAAATCTTCAAATAGCGGGCGGCGGAACTACATTTAATGATAGAAATATGCGAATTGAATGGGACAGAGCTGCTGATAGTCTTCTAACTTTAGGTAGTGTGGAACGATATAAGATTGAAATAAGAAGCTCAGCTAACCAAACCTCAGCCATAAGAACAGACTTTGTAAATCAAAGTTCATATATTTATACATACGATAATAACCTTGGTGATAATGAAATACCTAGAAGAAGTTTACATGTAAGAGTATTTGAAGAAGATAGACGAGCACGATTTAGTACTGATGCATCTGCGGTATTCACCAATCCAACAATATCTTTATCAGCCTCAAATGTTGAAGTATCTGCCATAAACGGTAATATTGCGGTAAGTGCTTCATATTCAGATCCAGGCGATTATTTAAAAACATTTATTTGGATTAGTAAGGTAGATGGTTTTACTCCTTCCAAAAATAATCTTTATACCATAGAAGGAACAACTGGTGCTATCGCTGTAAATGAATTAAACACAGTATATTATTACAGATATGCTGGTGTTGATAGTATTGGTGTTGACGATCTTGAAGGAAAATATTTGGATGTTAGTAATCAAAACCTAATAGTTGTTCCACTAATATTCGGTGGGCCGCCGCCTCCAATAAATGTAAGTGCATCAGCGGTAACATTTAACGGCGACAATGGAAGTGAAAGTAAAATAACATTCACATGGACAAGTGCAGTATCATTAATTAATAATGATGGTTGGGAAATACAATATAGGGATACATCACTAGCTGTTGAAACACCATTTGAAACAACTATAGCAAGAACAACCAGTGCAGAAGTGTATGGATTAAAACCAAATACATCATACGAATATAGACTAGCAAGTCTTAATGGTAGTTTTAGAGGCGAATATACAAGTGCAGAAACAATAATAACAAGTGGTGATAATACAATACCAAATCCAGTAAGTTCCGTAAATATAACACCAGGTATTGGTAGTGTGTTCTTTGATTGGATTAATCCAGGCGATAGCGATTTAGCAAGAGTACAAATTGTAGGTAATACGGTTAATAATAGAAATACAGCACCGTTGGTTACTCAAGCAACCGGATTAATACCTGGTGAAAAAGGATTTACTTCTATAACAGGAGTAAGTTCAGGAACTGTATATTATTGGTTGAGGGCAGTTGATACTTCTGATAATCCTTCTATATGGGTTCCAGATTCAGCAGTTAGTGGATTTGCTGTAGTAATAGAAACAGTTGATTTTGAATTAACGGATAATTCAGTATTTACTAGTGCCATACAAAATAATGCCATAACAACAGCCAAGATAACTAATGATGCTATCAACAACTCTAAACTTGCTCCTGGATCTGTAAGTGAAGAAACACTTCAAGCTTTAGCCGTTACTGAAGCTAAAATAGCAGATGCTGCCGTAGCAACCGCAAAAATAGATGATGGTGCTGTAACAACCACCAAAATAGCAAATGCGGCAATAACTACAGCCAAAATACAGAATGCCGCAATAACTACAGCTCTTATAGGTAATGCTCAAATAACTGGAGCAAAGATAGGTGTGGCAGCAGTAAGTGCAGCAACAATCGCCAATGCCGCAATAACTACAGCTAAAATAGGTAATGCTCAAATAACTGGAGCAAAGATTGGTATAGCCGCTGTATCAGCTGCCACTATAGCAGATGCAGCAATAATTACAGCAAAAATAAACAACCTTGCAGTAACAACAGCCAAGATACAAAATTTAGGTGTAACTAATGCAAAAATAGGTAATTTAGCAGTTAATAATGCGAAGATAGCAGATGCGGCGATAACTACAGCCAAGATAGCAGATGCTCAAATAACAAATGCAAAAATAGCCAATCTTGCTGTTACTGGTGCGAAAATTGCCAATGCAACAATAACTACAGCTAATATAGGTAATGCTCAAATTAGAGGTGCGGTAATAGCCAATGCGGCTGTGAGTGCGGCAACCATAGCAAATGCATCTATTTTAAATGCTAAAATAGCTAATGCGGCGATAACTACAGCCAAGATAGCAGATGCTCAAGTAAACACATTAAAAATTGCTGGACAATCTGTTTCTGTTATTGAATTTGCCACTTTTAATCCAGTTGACGGATATAGTGCAACATTTACCTATAATACTTCTATGGCATTTGCTGGTAATTTAATGGTAATTGGTATGTTTTATATGAGTGGTACTTATGGTGGGAGTACTATTAACACTTATCTTGATATTAACGGTGTAAATAGATCCAACTCTAAAGCAATTGGGGTAGGTCCACCGCCTGGACCTATAACACATTCTGGATTTATTAGTGTACCAGCAGGAACAAGAGTATGTAGATTAAGATGGGATGGTAACTTTATTACCAATCCATCGGTTGATGCTGCAATGATTATTATTAAAACTTATAGATAAATATAATTGATAATATAATTGGTAATATAAAGGATATAAAATGGCAATAGTTTATGCAATATTTTATGAAGAAGACACAGGACAAATAACATTAGCTGGTGAAATGGATGATGTTTCGGCTAGTGCAAATGTTGTTAGTGGATTATCTTTAATAGAATTAAGTGCTGATGTATTTATAAAACCAACACCACAAACACATTATGTTGATTTAAGTGCTGTTGAAGTTGTAGAAAAAATAGATACATCAGCATTATTAAATTTTTCATCAACTGTAGTGAGTGCTAATGCAACATCAACAATTATTGTATCTGGTATTCCAGTAAGTTCGTTGGTAGTAATTGAATTACCAATTGGAGCAACTGGTACTTTATCTGCAAGAGCAATAGTGCCACAAACAAGTCAAATAGTCAATGATGGTAATATAACATTTAAAACTGATTTACCTGGTGATTATAAAATAATATTTAATACACCGCTTATATATACAAATTATAGTGTTGGAGTAAGTGCGATATGAGTGATTTTACAATTGTAGGAGTTAGTGCTCCAACACCAACAGGGTTAAGTGCCAAAAGTAGTCCAGGACTTATTCTATTAAATTGGGATGAACAACCCGATGTTAGATCAACTATTATATATGAAAGTACTACAAATAATAGAAACAATTCTATATTGTTAGGTGAAACAACTGAAACAACATTTGCAGATTCAGTAAATGCTGGTGAAACCCGATATTATTGGATTAGACACAGAAATGATGTTGGGTCTGATCTTGGTGATTTCTTCCCAGCAGATGTAAGTGCTGGATTAAGTGCTTATAGTAAATTAGTTGGTCCAAATGATGTTAGCTTTGGTATTTTTAATCAATCTTATGGAGGTTCTGTATCAACTGGAACTGATGTACCAGCATCATATAATGTATGGACAACAGCCGCAACTATTACCTTTACCGGTACATCAGCTTATTCACACGAAGTAGTTTGGGAATATGTAATTACAGATACATCTGCTTCAACGGCTGCAGGTGCATTTCTTACTTTAGAATGGCAATATCAAACAACTGTTGGTATATTTAGAACTTCAGCAATATACACTTCACCTTCAAAAACATTATATTATGAAGAGGATGGTGAAGTTAAATTTAATAATTTATTTGGTAGAGAAACTATAAACTTTATATATGGCGGTGGCGGGCCAGCACCTTTAGGTGGTACAAATGTTCATATAAGATTAAGAAAAAGAGAGTCTGGAACTGCTGGTGGCCAATTTGCCACAACATTTCAAAGAATATCTACCATTGTTAAATAAATAAAAATAAAAGGATAATAATATGACCACACCAGTATCAGCCATAACTATACAATTATTTAACCAAAGTATTGGTGATCCTGCTGATATTGTTTGGGAGAAAGAATACACTATTCAAACTTCTGCTGGTGGAGTATATCCTTTATCTGGTGCAAGTATGTGGTGGACTATTAGACGAAACTACGGAACACCTGCCATACTTCAACTAACCGAAACCAATGGAATAACTATTGATACTG